CCCTGGAAAAGGCGGTGGAGATCACCACCTTCATGCAGCGCTGCATCCGCGACATCGACGTGTTGCGTTGCCTGGAGCCCAAAGCTGATGGCCGCTCCTCGACCAAGGCGTTCGATGTGGGCCCGGCCATCGTTGATCAAAGCCCCTCGGTACGGGCTGTGGGCATCCTCAGCCCGGCGCTGACCGGTAAGCGTTGCACCTGCGCCATCCCGGATGACATCGAGACACTGAACAACTCGATCACACCGCTGAAGCAGGAACGCCTCGCCCAGGCCGTGACCGAACTCGAAGCGATCCTCAAACCGGACCAGGGCCAGGAGTTGCCCCGGCAAGTGATGTTCCTAGGCACGCCACACCTGGAGACGTCGCTGTACCTGCGGCTGGTGCGCGAGCGGAACTACGCCATCCGCTACTGGCCGGCGCGCTACCCCGATCCGAATGACCCGGACCAGTGGGAGTGCTACGAGGGCAACCTCGATCCGCGCATTGCCGAAGAAGCGCAGGAGTACCCGCAGCTGGTGGGCAAGCCCACCGACCCGGAACGCTTTGGCGAAGCGGAGCTGGTGGGCCGCGAGATGCGTATGACGCGCGCCTCGGTGCAGTTGCAGTTCCAGCTCAACTGCCGCCTGTCCACCCTGGATCGCTACCCGATCCGGTTGGGGGATCTGATCGTCATGGCACTGGACGGCAAGGCGCTGCCGGAGGTGGTGGCCTGGTCCTCGGCCAACGAACACCGCATCCAGAGCCTGCCGTGTGTGGGCCTGGGCTCCGATCGTTACTACTACTCGGCCGCGTTGATCCAGGGCTGGGTGCCAGCCGCCGAGACATGGCGCTGCATCCTGGCGGTGGACCCCTCTGGCCGCGGCAGCGACGAATTGGCCTGGGCCGTCATCGCTGAGCTCAACGGCAACCTGTTCTTGCTCGAGTCAGGCGGCACCACCCGCGGCTACGAGGCTGAGGTGCTGCAGCTGCTGGCGCAGAAAGCCAAGCGCTGGAACGTGAACACGATCGTGGCGGAGAGCAACATGGGCGATGGCATGTTCACCGCCCTGCTGCAGCCGGTCGTCAACAAGGTGCATCCCTGCGCTTTTGAAGAACGCCGCGCCGTGGGCCAGAAGGAGCGCCGCATTGTGGACACCCTCGCCCCCCTGGTGCAGCAACACCGGCTGGTGGTCAACCAAGAGGTGGTTCAGCAGGACTGGACTGGCGCTGAGCGCGACCCTGACACGGGTCACGCCCGCTCGCTGATGTACCAGATGAGCCGGATCACGGTTGAGCGCGGGGCGCTGCAGTTCGATGACCGCATCGACGTGCTGGCCCTGGGCTGCGCCTTCTTTGTCGAAGCCGCGACCCAAGACCAAGAGAAAGCCCAGCGCGATCGCCAGGAAGAGCTCGACGATGCAGTCCGCGAGGCATGGTTTGACGAGACCGGCAGCCAGATCGACACCTTGGCGCTTGGCTTGCGGCCGCAGCCCAGGGCGATGGCCTACGGGGGGATCAGGCGCTAAGCCTGTCCTCGAGGCGAATCGGCACCACCTTCGCCTTCTCTTCAAGCGTCTGGAAGTTCAGCTTGCCGGCCATCCGCGCCAGATCGGCCGTGGGTGTCTCGGGCATGGCGGCGGCGCTGATCTGGTTTTGCTTGAGCAGCTGCAGCGCTTCGCGGCGAGCGGTCTTGTCGCCGTTGCGCAAATCTTCCAGGATCCCGAAGGCCACTTCTTCGTGGATCTGATCAAGTGTCTCCCTGAGGTCAGCCACGTTTACATGGGTGTAGAGCTGAACCCATCATGCCGATCAAAGACGTCCAGTTCACTGATGAGCGGTGGCTGCAGTTCTGGGACAACTACAAGGGCCTCAAGCATCAAAAGGATGCGCTGATCAAGCTAGGCCGGCACATCAAACAAGCTGACGCAGGGCTGCTCACCGAAAGCGCTGAGTGGGTGGCGGATTGGAAAGGCCAGTCGCCGCCACCTGCTGGTGATTGGCGGGCGATTGCCCAGCCCTTTGTTGCCAACTTCGAGGGGTTTCGCGCTGATGCCTACCTCTGCCCTGCTGGTGTTTGGACCGTGGGTTACGGCGCCACCAACGTTGACGGCAAAGCGGTCAAACGTGGCGACAAGATCACGCAGCAGGCGGCCGCAAGGCTGCTGGGCGATGACCTCAAGCGCTTCTACGACGGCCTGGTTCGCGTCATTCCTGCCGTAAAGGGTTACGCCCCCAATCAGCAGGCAGCGTTGGTCTCCTGGGCCTTCAACGTGGGCCTCGGCGCTGTCGAGGAATCGACGCTGAAACGCCGTCTGCAGGCCGGCGAAAACCCGCTGACGGCGGTTGCGCAGGAACTGCCGCGCTGGAACAAAGGTGCTGGCAGCCAGGTGCTCGAGGGCCTTGTTCGCCGCCGGGCTGCGGAGGTGGATCTGTTCCGCCAGGGCGCCCCAGCGCCGCGGCCAGTGTTCACGCCGGCATCGCCGTTTAGCCACAAGATCACGCCCAACGTCACCTACGGCGAAATCGCGCTGCAGTCAGAGGCCAGACGCTTTCACCACCAGCATCAGTGCGACACCGCAGCGCTGCTTTGCCAATTCGCGCAGAAGGCAAGAGATCACTTCAAGCGGCCGGCGATCATCACCAGTGGCTACAGGCCGCCCAAGATCAACGCCCAGGTGGGCGGCGCTTCTCGCTCAGAGCACTTTTACGACAAGCCCGACACCGGCGCGATCGACTTCTACCTCGATGGCATGTCCGTGACAGAGCTGCAGCGCTGGGCGGACAAGGAATGGCCCTACAGCCTCGGCTACGGCGCACCCAAGGGCTTCATCCATGTGGGCATCAGGCCCGGCAGGCCCAGGGTGCGCTGGAACTACTAGCCCTGACCGCGCTTGAGCTTGCGGCCGTGGCTTGGCCTGCTGCCGCGGCCATTGCCCTGGCGCGTGACTTTGCGGATGGGCTCGCGGTGGATTTCGCTCTGGCTGGACTTGGACTAAGCCATGGCGTCAGCGCTTAACCCTCGGGCTGACGATCCCGGCCAGGATCTCGATGGCCCGGTAGGCCTTGACGATCACCTTGGTGTAACTATCGAGGGCTTCGTTGTCCTTGGGCGTGGGGGTGATGTTGACCACCACCAGGGCAACGCCGTGAATGGCCACGGCAAGGGCGATGTATTCACTCAGTCGGTCCATGGCCAGCCTCCAGGCGGGTAATGCGGTTGTCGTGGCGCTGCAGCGTGCTGTAAACACTGTCGAACGCCGTTTCAAAGCGCTGCAGCGTCTTGTCGATGTGCTTGACCGAGGCAGACAGTTCGATCAGCGCAACGGTTGCGGCGTCGTCCCGGCGGCGGCTGTTGGCAATCCAGTTGCCGGCACTGCCAAAGACCACCCCCGCGAAGGCCGCCAGGATCGCTGTCAACGGCTCAGGCACAACTGCAGGGGTGCAGAACTCTTTGGTCAGCCTATCGGTTGCTCAGCTGGTTGCCACTGCAGCCTCAAGCTGCTCGCGGCTGCTAAACCCCCAGGACGCAGCGGCACCGGCGTTCCACTCCTGGCGCAACACCGGAGCGACGTAGCCATCGTCGCCTTCCTGAAGGGTGCGGTCGTAGCCCTCCGGGTACTCGGCATCGTCGAAAGTCACGTAATCATTCAGCAGGGCCTGCAAAAAGGCCTGCTGCTCGGGGCCGGCATCAGCGGCTTGGAAGTCAGCTGGGGTGTTGATCAGCATGGGGAAGCAAGGCCCATGTGGGCCAATCCGTTCTGACCATCAGCATGGCGCAAGTGGCCCATCCAAGCAATTTGCGATGCCCGCCATCCTTCGTGGTCATCGTGCTCAAGTAGCAGCCGCAACTTGCGCCGCTGCCGGATCATCGACTGCCGCTTGATGAGCTTGAACTTGCGGCGGATGCGGAACCCGCAGAACGTCAGCCCCCGCTCCACCGGGCCCAGACTCCACTTGCCGATGCGCTGGTGCATCTCTGTTTCGACGAATCGGCAAATCTCCTCCCGCAATGCCAGCCCCTCCCATTTGCTATCCACGATGATCGCTGCGTCATCCATGTAGCGAACAAAGCGACCGTTGCCTGTGGATGCAATGAACCTGTCCAGTTTGCCTCCCCAGTAATTAGCGAAGGTCTGGCTGGTGAGCGCGCCAATAGGGACTCCGCTGGGCTGCACCGACAGAGCTTCTTGAATCAGCAGCAGCGTGCGGCCGCAGGTCAACTTCTTGCCCAGGTGCGCCAGCAGAAGGGCTTGAGGGATCGTTGGGAAGAACTTGCTGAAGTCCACATGCAGCACCCATGATTGCGGGTTTTGGCGCATCAGTTGCTGCATCCTCGTGACGCACTTGTGCGTACCCAGCCCCACCCGGCAGGCAAACACCTGGGGCATCATTGCTGCATCCAAAATCGGCCCCACCACCTGGATCAGCGCGTGGTGCAGCACCCGATCACGAAAGCTCTGGCAGGCGATCATCCGCTTTTTGGGATCACTGATCTCAAACTCCAGCTGCGGATCAGGTCGCCAGCCGCCCTCGATCAGCCGCAGCTGCAGGTTGCGCAGGTTGGCGTAGGCGTATTCCTTGAATCGCAGGTAGGAGCTGCTGTAGGTCTTGCCGCGCCGGGCTTCCTTGTAGGCCAGCAGCAGGTTGTCCCAGTCGTAGATCTGTTGATACAGATTGCGAAACTTCTTGGCCATAAAAGGTAGCGGCAGGTTTCGATGATCTACTCCCTGCCATTGCCACCACTCGGCCCTGAGTTTGCCGAAGCTGGACTTGATGGCTGGCACCTGGTTGGCACCGGCCTGCTGCCCCGTAGAAACAGCAGAGCGTAGTGGTGTTTGGCAGTGGCCACGGCCGCAAAACGCGCCCCAATGTTGTTGTTGGAGTTCCAGGGAGTGTTGTTCCAGTTGGCGTTACGTGAGCCGGAGTTGGCCCCGTTGTTCCAGTTGCCCCCCAGGATGACGGCGCTCCCATCAAGACCGCTTATACCTTGGCACCTTTTTTCTGCTCTTGCAGCCGCTTGATCCAGCTGCCGAGCATTGCGCCCACCTCTCCAACCAAGGCTTGGCTGGTCTCCAGCTGGTGTTCGGTCATCAGCTTGCGCTTGTGATGCACCATGAAGCGCATCAACAGCCGTAGCTGACCCAGGCTGCCATCGAGCACGTAGCAGCGGCTTAGCTGGTTGGCCTTGATGGCGTCATTGAGATGCTCGGCCACCAGGAACAGCTGCTTGATCAGAAGCTCTCGGAAGGTGCCGTGCTTGCGTGGGATGCTTTGAGCGAGCGGGTAGAGGTAGTCAATGACTCGCTCGTACTTCTCGACCATGTAGAGGCCGTGAGCCTCCTTGGAGGGGTCCGCAGAGGCTCGTTTGCTAGTCATGGCAGTCGGCGCTGTCGCGCCTCCTATCCAAGTACCAGGTGCCCGGCCGCAAAACGCGCCCCAATGGCGTCGCCGGAGTT